CCCCATATATTGCTCATGCTGCCCTGTGAGGCCCGTGGTCATGGCCGAGAAGCTCGGCGACCATCTGCTAGAGATACAGTCGAGGAAGCATGGGCGCACCCACGTCGCCATCATAGTTCTTGACAAGTTCAAAGACGAGGCATTAGACTCCAAGACTAACGAGACAACTGAATAGCTAGAGCGCCCTTTAGTCGCCTACCAAACAGAGACGCCCTTCAGACGTCCACCCTTTATCGGTGGGCGTTTTTTTGTGCCATACCCGACCGAGCATGCTTGCAGAATCCGAGACCCCGGCGACTTCCGGCGTGGGTCGTTCCGGCGGGTTCGACGCAAGAGTGGGGCGCGGCCTCTCGACGCCATCGTGGGCCGACTCGCTGACGATGGCTCGGCGATGGTACTCCAGAGCTACCGCTACCCGAAGGACGACTGGGCAGCACCACAGGCACGGCGGCACTGCCGAGACCACGAGGGCGTCCAGTTCGAGCCAGCAAAGACGGCCAGCGGGCGAGAAGCCGACTGTGAACCATGCAGTAGAGGGGAGCCTATGACAGAACAGAGACACCGCCGAGAGGTAGTTCTTGAGCGTCGAGAGTCGCCGACACAGGGGGCTTACCGGGCGACCATTTTCGTGAACGAGACGGCGCGACAGGGGCCAGACCTCGCCATTGAGGGGCTACAGACCGAGAACTATATGAGGAACCCCGTCGTCCTCTGGAGCCACGATATGAGTGGCAAGACGGAGAGCGCGGGGCTACCCATCGGGCGCACGAACCGCATGACCAACACGGACGGCAAGATTGAGGTGGACTTCGAGTTCCTAGCCGACGACCCCTTCGCCGACCGGGTTCGCAACGCATGGGACAAGGGCTTTCTACAGGCTGCGTCTGTCTCCTGGCTTCCGCTTGAGAGCGAGGAGGGAGAGAACGGTAACCAACGCGACATCCGTTCCGACCTTCTGGAGTGGTCAATTGTGTCGGTGCCGTCTGACCCAGATGCTGTCAGACAGGCCCACTCGCGCATGATGGAGACGATGCTGACAGAGGCGGTATCAGATACCGATGTCTGGGCAGCGTATCGGCAAGAGGAAGAGGAAGGCGACGAGCCAGAAGCCGAGGAGAAGCCGGAGCCGTGCTGGGAAGCGAACGAGGACTGTGTCATCAGGGCGGCCTTGAAGGAGAATGAGGACGCAGACGAGGCACAGGAACCGGAGCCAGAGGAAGCATCAGCCGACGAAGAGCGGCTGCTATCAATAGCGCAGGGCATTAGCCAAAGGCTGAGAGGTGTATAGCATGTCAAAGGAACTGGAGAAGATTGGCAGAGAACTGGTCGAGATTAACCAGTTCGTTAGTGACAGGTTTGACCCGGTCACCGAACAGGTCGACCTTCAGGCCGAAGAGCTTGAGAAGCTCAAGTCCGGCATCGTCGAGGTTCAGGAGACCCAGCGCGAACTAAAGCGGGCGCAAGTCCGGGCCAGCGCGGGCGACGAAGAGCTTCGCGTTCAGGACGGCCCCTATGCCGGTATGGACGCGGTCGACCTCGCCCTTATGAGGGGCGTAGCCGACGCCACCAGCCGACAGTGGTCAGAGAAGGTATCAGAGGCCACTACCCAACTGGTCGAGGGGGCGTCCGGTAAGGTCTCTCCGGCCATCGAGAAGAAGTTCGAGGGCCACCCCAACGCCAAGCCGATGTTGAGGGAATACTCCCGCGCCATCGACTCTCAGACCCGCGCACTGACTGCGACGGGTTCGGCCACGGGTGACGAGCTTGTCCCGACCCTAGAGGCCAGCGCCCTCTGGATGGACGTTAACCTTCAGACACAGGTGGCCCCGCTCATCCCGACGATAGCGATGCCGAGCAACCCGTTCGACCTTCCGGCCCAGTTGGGAGATGCCTCGTGGTTCCCCGGCACCGAAAACACCACGGCGACAGAGTCCACCCCGGCCACGGTTAAGAAGACCTTGACGGCCTATGAACTGGTCAGTCAGGTGAGCTTCTCGTTCAGCATCGAAGAGGACAGCATCATTGCCCTTCTCCCAGAGATACGGTCAGGGTTGGTGCGGAACGCTGCCGAGGTACTGGACGACATCATCATCAACGCCGACACCACCGCCGCCAACTCAATCAACGCGGACGGCGCGACCATCGCGACCAGCACGGCGGACAAGGCCCAGTGGCTCATCGGGTATGACGGTCTCCGTCACGCTGCCCTGGTAGACAATACCTCGATGGCGAACAACCACAACGCCGCAGTCTCCGACGACATGTTCAACGAGATAAGGTCGAAGATTGGCAAGTACGGCACGAGGCCGTCCGAGTGCGTCTGGCTGATGGACGTTAATACGTTCATCCGGTCGCAGGGCATCAGCAATTTCAGGACGATGGACAAGCTAGGGCCAAATGCGACCATCCTGACAGGCCAGCTTGGGGCCATCAGCGGCATCCCGGTCATAGCATCCGAACAGATGCGGCTGGCTGACACGGACGGCAAGGTTACCAGTGCTGGCAACAGCGCGGACACTGGCAGCGTCCTCATCTTCAACAAGAGCCAGTGGTATCAGGGCTTCAGGCGGGACATGGCCGTGGACGTTTTCAGGGACACTCAGAAGCGCAGCAACATCGTGACCATCTCCTTCCGTCACGCTCTGACGCAGAGGGCGACCCTGTCGGCCCAGGCCCACACGGCTATCCAGTACGACATCACAGGCGTTGCATAGGCTACGCCTAGGCTCTAGGCGGGGCGTCTATTGGGACGCCCCGCCCTCTGGGGGGGCTTAATGGCGAAGGTGCGAAACATAACGACAGACGACCTGGGTTACAAGGGGCAGACCTTCCCGGCGGGCAAGGCCGTCGAGGTGCCGTTAGCCCAGGCCAAGGCGATGGCCCTGGCTATGCCGGACAGGTTCCGGCTGGCCCGCAACTCCTCGAACCGCTCGATGCAGGATAAGCAGAGCGAGAACAGGCTGGTCGAGTAATGGCCGTCATAGGCACCATCACCGTCACGAGTGCAGGGACGCGGGTTGTGAACCCGACCTCTGGCAACGTCCGAGGCATCATGTGGAGAGCTAGAGCGGACAACTCCGGCGCTATCTATGTCGGATACTCCGCTGTATCTAGCACCAATGGTGTTCACGTTTCCCCCGGCGACGCCTTCACGGTGTTGTTCCACGGTTACGAGAAACTACAGAACTGGTACGCCGACGCTGCCACCAACGGAGACAAGGTTGACTTCGTAGCAGACAACTCCTAACGGTGGGCGGCGGCTGGGAGGATAGCAGATGGCAACGACTCATTTACCGACCCATGCTATGGGGTTCGCGACGGTTGCGGCGGCAGGAACCCCGGTAAGACTTCATTCGACTTCTATCAGGGCGCGTAGGGTTGTCATCTACGCTCAGAAATCTAACAGCGGACAGATAATTGTCGGTGGCTCCAGTGACTTCAACGCTGGGGCTGGTGTTGGTTCGGGACTGGACGCTGGCGAAAGTGTCACCCTAGAGACTGACAAGAACTTCCTCGACCTCTATGATATCTGGCTCGATACGACCAGCAACGGGGACAAGGCTGATTTCTTCGCTCAGAAGGTATAGCTCATGAGCCGGAACGCGACCTTCAGAGGCGCTAATCTCCAGTATGTATCGGCCCCATCGACGCTCAATAATCTGACCGATGTCAGCATTGCCTCGTCTACGGATAAAGACCTTCTGCAATACTCGGCGGCTGCTGGGAAATGGTCAGATGTAGCAGCCCTGACCCTGCCGCAGATTAACGACACCTCGTCTGACCATCAGTATGTTTTCGCAGTCTCTGAACTGGCAGCAGACCGCACCGTCACCCTGCCGCTGCTAACTGGCAACGATACGTTCATCTTCGCGGCTTTCGCTGCGACGCTCTCCAACAAGACCCTGACCAGCGCCGTCTTGAACACCGGGGTCAGCGGGAGCGCCGTCCTCGACCAAGACGACATGTCGGGCAACTCGGCGACCCAACTGGCGACCCAGCAGAGCATCAAGGCATACGTCGACGCCCAAATCCTCACCGAGGATACCCTCGCAGAACTGAACGACACCACCATCTCAGGCCCAGCTTCCAACGATGTCCTACAGTACAGCGGCAGCGCGTGGGTGGATAGAACCTATGCTGAGGCTGGTATCGTCTCTCTGACAGGCTCTGAGACGCTTACAAACAAGACCCTGACGTCCCCTGTCCTCAACGGTGGCGCTCTCACGGCGCTCACCGACCTCGACATGACGAGCGGGGACAAGACCATCCTCGACACTATCGGCAGCAACACGCTCACGATAGGGGCATCGGGGACAACTGTCACCATCCCCGGCAACCTCACGGTGACGGGGACGACCACGACGGTATCGTCCACCAATACCGTGATAGCCGACAAGCTAATCACCTTGAACGATGGCGGTTCCGCGTCCAGCGGGACGGGGGTCGGCATCGAGGTCGAAGAGGACTCCAGCGCGACGGGCTATCTGAAGACCGCCGCAGACCGGGCTGGCTGGGAGATTAAAGCGCCGTCCACTGCTGGAATCCTGACCATCGACCCCAGCGCCAACTCCAACACCATCGCCTTTGGTGGGTCGGGGAAGACGTTCACCATCTCGGAGACGGCGACCATTGACCAAGACCTCGCGACCACCGCGAACGTCACCCACGCCAATCTGACAGCCACGGGGAACGTGGCTCTAGGCAACGCTGCCTCGGATACAGTGACCATCACTGGCACGATTCAGGGAGCGTCTCCGCTGGTTTTCGAGGGTGGTACAGCTAACGGATACGAGACGACGTTAGCTATCACTGACCCGACTGCTGACAGGACGTGGACTCTGCCAGATGCCACGGACACCTTCGTCGGCTTGGCAACCGCCGACACGCTCTCCAACAAGACCTTGGCGAGTCCAGTCGTCACCACGGGGGACATCAACACGCCGGACATAGACGGCGGCACGGTTGATGCCATCACGAGTCTGACCGTTGCGAACAACGTCGACGTCGGGAGCTACACGGTAAGAGCTTCGGGGTTCCTGGCTGACGGACTGACTTCTGGTCAGGTGGTCTACACCGGCACCGATGGTGTCCTCTCTAGCGAAGCGGCGTTGGCCTACAACGCCAGCACCAACACCCTGACAGCCACGAACATCTCAGGAACGCTCACAACCGCCTCACAGACGGCTATCACAGGCGTCGGGACTGTTACCACAGGAGTGTGGAACGCTGGCGCTGTGACGAGCAGTGGGGCCGTCACAGGGGCGTCTCTGGTGGGGACTCTCTCCACGGCGGCTCAGACCAGCGTGACAAGTCTCGGAACGCTAACAGCGTTGACGGTGGACAACGTCGCCCTAAACGGGACGACCATTGGGCATACATCCGACACGGATTTGCTGACGCTGGCCTCTGGGATTGTGACCGTGGCCGGCGAGGTCTCCATGACCACGCTGGACATAGGCGGGACGAATGTCACCAGTACAGCCGCCGAGCTTAATATCCTCGACGGGGTCACCAGCACAGCCGCCGAGATTAACATCCTCGATGGAGTTACCAGTACAGCGGCAGAATTGAACATAGTGGACGGGGTCACGTCTACCGCTGCCGAGCTTAACCTCGTGGATGGCTCCAGCGCGAACTCGGTGGTCAACTCAAAGGCGGTAATCTATGGCAGTTCTGGGGAGCTTGCGGGGACGCTCTCCACCGCCGCCCAGGGCAGCGTTACGAGTCTAGGAACACTCGCATCAGACCTATTTATAGGCAATAACGTAGGGGTAGTCGTAGGTCATACAGCCCACTTAGTAATTGGTACGTACACACCTGAACACCAGCAACATGGTACGGGGCTGGCGGATTCTACTATGTCGATTGTACGTTGGGGTGGGGGCCAACCTAGACTCTACTTTGGTAGATCAGCAACTACAACAATTGGTTCCTTTGTGTCTGGGGGTAAGCTCTCAGATGGTGATTCCGTAGGTACAATCTTTGGCTGCGCCGATGATGGCGTGGACATGTCCCTTGAAATAGCTAGGCAAGATTTCGTCGTTGATGATGATGACCCCCAAGAAAATGCAATAGGTGGTGGTGTTACGTGGGCGACACATAACACTTCTGGGGTACTTGCGACAGCAATGGTGATAACCAGCAGCCAGAATGTTGAAATACCCAATGGCAGCCTGTTCATCAACGAGACCGAAAACTGCGAGATGACCACCGGTCTCACCATCAACCAGGGGGCCGCTGACAACGAGATACTGGCGTTAAAGTCCAGTGATATAGCGCACGGGATGACAGACCGGACTGAGACGGACACCTACGGTATACTCACAAAGCGGGCTGCTGGTGTGGGTGGTGTGTCCCTCAAAGGCTATAGCGAAGCAGGGCAGGGAATGGGGCTTGCTGGACATGCGGCGACTGAAAACACCGCGAAGGGCCAAGGTACTGCAAGGACGAACATAACGCTAGACTGCCTGCTGGTTGCCTCAAACACCTCTACGGTACATGGCTCCCAAGCGAACCTAGTGGGTATCACCAATTACACGAATGGCTCGGTCTGGATGGTGGACGCGGAGGGGGATATCTACAGCCCGACCACAAACGCCCACATTGCGTTCACTGACTCCTACGACGACGCCCAGCTTGTCCGAACGCTAGACCATGTTCAGGCAGGGGGAGGCCGGGAGGGACTGATACGCGACAAGTGGGACGAATTCGTCACCTACAACGAACAAGACCTTCTTGATGCGGGGGTACTCGGTGCGCCCATTGCAGAGGGCGGCATGACCAATACGAGCCAGCTACAGCGGCTACACACCGGCGCAATCTGGCAGGGGTATACCAGACAGCAGGAGATGCAGGAGCGGATTGAAGCACTAGAAACTAAACTACTAGCATTGGAAGGAGGATCATAACTCATGGCAACAGGTGACGTTACTCTAAGCCTCACAATTGCAGGGGGCGTGACAAGAACCGTGACGCTGGATTCAGCTACACGGGTGCTGTCCAGAGCAGCGGTGGTGGGTTCAGCCCCCACGATTGACACGGACGATGCATGGGCGGTCTTTGAGATTAACAAACTGGCAAACGTGGTGTTAGCACAGGCCAACCAGCAAGCGCAGTCCGCCGCCCCATGGACACCAGCCGCATTCACGGCGGCGAGTTAAGGGAGCAGCATGACACAGAACGGAGCGGCCACCGAGGTGCAGATAACTAACGAGCATTTGCAGGAATTGTTTCGGCGTATGCCAGCCGCTGGCGAGGTAATGCGGACGATACTACTGGAATCGGAGAATCTCGCCTTAAAACAGCGCCTGAGAGCCTTAGCATCGACGCTGGAGCCAGAGGAAACGCTGAGTGAATAGCTACGTCTCGGTAGACCTTCTCAAATCGAGCAGCGTCCTCAACGTCACAGGCACCGGGGACGATACTAGGTTGCGCCTTCTGGCCGAGAGCCAGAGCCGCCTGATAGATAGGTTGGCGAACCGCCACTTCTACGCTCTCACGGCGACCCGAACCTTCGACGTTGTGGATACCGGGGCGGTGCTATTGCCCGACCTCGCAGCTATCACCAGCCTCTCGACGGACGACAACATCGACAGGACGTTCGAGACCACATGGGCCACCACCGATTACAGGCTCCGGCCCAGCAATGCCGACCCAGCTACAAGGGTCAACTCGAACTCTCGCCCCTACACCTCGGTCATCGTGGACTCTAACGGCACGAGGTCGTTCACCGTGGGCGACGAGACGCTTCAGATAGCCGGGGAGTGGGGCTGGTGGCTGCACAAGGCCCCGGCCACCGAAACGGCTGACGCCATATCATCGACAACGGCCAAGACTTTCTCTGTGTCGGCGAGGACTGACATTGAGGCAGGGCATACCATACTGATTGACTCGGAACAGCTTTACGTGCAGAGCTATTCTGGCAACACCCTCACCGTTTTAAGGGGCGCAAACGGCACGACTGCGGCTACCCATAGCGGTGGTGCTGCAATCAGCCTCTATGAGTACCCTGGCCCCGTCGTAGAGGCCACCATCATCCAAGCCGCCCGCCTCTGGAAGCGCAAAGATTCGAGCTTCGCCAATGCGGTCGGCCTAGAGGGCGGGCTGATGGAGATATTCCGAGGCGTCGACCAGGACGTCAAGCAAGCAGTCCGACCCTACCGCAAGCTAGCGATGGGGGTGGTCTAGTGGCCTCGGAGATAGCTAATGCGAAGAACGGCTTGGGAACCCTCGTGGGTAATATCTCGGCAGTCAGACAGGTGTTCGACTACCCGCCCGAAGACATTCACGAGATGCCAGCGTTCGTCCTGTTATTCGAGGGACGAGATACCGAGCAAACCCTCGGCGGCTCGTCCTTCCGAGGCACCATTCGAGGCACGTTGCTTATCTCAACAGCCAGCACTAAACAGTCATTTGACGAGCTTGATGCCTATATGGAGCCTTTGGGAACGAACAGCATAGAGGCGGCTGTAGACGCGGACACGACATGGGGCGGCACGGTTGACACCGGGCGGCTCCAGAGCGTCGAGAACGTGGGCTACCGAGAGGTCGGCGGCGGGCGGTATGCGGCTGCGGACTTTGTATTCGAGTTTTTGAAACAGGTGGCTACCTAATGGCACTATATGACAGCAAGGACACAGTCCTTTATCTGGGGCAGTACGACATCACGGGCTTTACGACAGAGGCGGGGCTGACCTCAAGCCGGAATCTGCACGAGGCCACGGTGTTCGGCAAGAGCGGGGCCGTATTCCACCCCGGCACCGAGACCCCCGCCCTGTCGTGGTCGGGGCTTTATGACGACGGGGCCAGTGGCTCTGAGGTTATAACCAATGCGCTGAAGGGTGCGACATCATCTTCTGTGATGAGTCTCTACCAAGGCACGGACGCCATCAGCAAGAGGGTGGATTCATCAGGCGGGGCGTGGATAACAGACCCTGTGGTTGAGTCGTCAGTCGGGTCACTGGTGACGATGTCGGCATCGTTTAGCCTCAACACAGTGGAGCGCAGCAAGAGCGCCGGGACGAAGTCCACGGTGACGGCTTCGACTTCTGGCACTTCTATTGATGACGCCGCTGCAACGAGTGCTGGCGGGACATGGGTATATCACGTTTTCGCCATCAGCGCGAGTGGCGGGAATGCTCAATGGCAGACCAAGCTCCAGCATTCCACCAACAATTCCAGTTGGTCAGATGTGTCTAGTGTCAACGTGGCTGCGGTTGGGGCCGCTAAGACAGAGTTTAGCGGAACGCTGAACAGGTACGTCAGGCAACGGGTCGTGCTGGATGCCAGCAGCGGCTCCATCACCTTCGCGATTAGCTACAACAGGGCATAGGAGAAGAAATGGCACTATTTGATAGCAAGACGGCGAAGTTCTTTCTAGAGGACACGGGTGGCACAGAGCGCGACCTGTCCACGTACATCACTGAGATAGGTGGACTACCGGGAGCGCGGGCGCTCAACGAGGCCACGGCTCTCGGTGATAGCGGGGCGACGTTCCACCCCGGCTTGGAGAACGTCACCATCAGCATCAGCGGGCAGTATGATGACACGGCGACCACTGGCCCAGAGGCTGTCCTCGGCCCTTTGCGGACTCATACAGCGGCGGTTGACTTTAAGTATGGCCCAAAGGGGAACACGAGTGGCTTCCTCCGATATGCGGGCCTAACGTCTGCGAGTGGCGGCTGCTGGGTGACCGAGTTCACCGTGGATGCTAGTGTGGGGTCGTTGGTCATGTGGTCGGCCAGCCTTCAGGTTGAAGGGGTGGTCGCCAGAGGCACGTTCTAATGGCGACTAAGCCCACTATCGATGAGGCCAGGGCTACCACGCTCGGGGTCGACTCTGTAAAGCGGATAGAACTCCCCAGGACGGGCGGGTGGTGGTGTCTAAACACTCGCCCCTCGTGGGGGACACTCATGGGTATTCGTAAGACCATGAGTTCAAACGGCCACTCGGAAGAGGACAATATCAATCTCATTCTGGTGGAGCTAACAACCGAATGGTCGTTCGCCGATGAGGTCACGGCAGAGGCTATTGAGAAGATGGACATCGAGGACGTCGGGGCCATCATGGAGGTCGTGAATGCTTCAGTACTCCCTTTATTCGAGCGGATGGTAAGAAGCTAGACGCGGAGCGGTTGTTCCTGGCGCTTCGACAGGGGACAGTGCCTACTGATTACGTCGAGGCTCACACAATGCACGAGACAGGCTTGAGTTGGCAGGAGTTGGAGACGACCCCTGCCGATGTTATTTATAAGCTGATGTTATACAAATCCGTTCGGGGCGAACCCATCCCCTAAAAGAGAATTCGTAATCACGACACACTTCTTCGGCTTCGACAAGCTGACCAAGGTGTTCCGCTCGGCTCCGCACTGGCTGGGTGACGAGGTAGGGAAGGGGTTGAGACAGTCGGCCCTCGCAGTACAGCGAGACTCGGCGATGGAAGCCCCGGTGGACACGGGCCGTCTCCGCCAGTCCATAACGACGAAGATAGACAAGGCTGTCGTCCCGCAATGGGCCACGGTCGGCCCTTCCGTTAAATATGGCCGTTACGTCGAGTTCGGGCGTAAGCCGGGGAGCCGCCCACCGCCCGTTGCAGCACTACTGCCGTGGGTCAAGCGACACGGTATGCCGCCCAGTGCGGCGTTCGCTATAGCGAGGGCGATAGCCAAGCGAGGCATCAAGCCGAAGCCGTTCATGGAGGACGGCTACAAGTCGGCCACCCGTGCCATCGACCGTATCTGGAGTCGTACATCCCGCGCAATCGAGCTTAGATGGGGTAGAGAGAATGGCTGAAGATGCACGGCTACAGATAGTTCTGCGCCTCAAGGACGAAGCGTCCAAGAGGATGAAGAACATCGACAAGTCCTTCAAGCAGTCCGCTAAACGCATCGCCAAGTCGGCAGGGACTGGCGCTGTAGCGGCTGGCGCGGCGTTTGTTGCTACTGGCACCGTCTTGCAGAAGTTCGGGGACGAGACGAAACTGGCCGAGAACGCTATCAAGATGTCGACAGGGGCGATGGGCGATGACCTTGATGCCCTCATGGATTCCACACGGGCCGTTAGCGGTCAGGTGCCGCAGGATTTCCTGACGGTAGCCAATGCAGTGGCTGATGTTAACACCGAGTTCGGCCTGACGGGCAAGCCGTTGGAAGAGATGACCAAGAACTTCTTGGACGTTGCGCGGGTGTCTGGTCAAGAAGCTGGCCCGATGATTAAGGGCGTCTCCGACATCATGCAGATATTCGGAGTCGACCAATCGGAAGCGAACCGCATCCTCGGAGATTTCATCAAGGTAGCGCAGGACACAGGACAGCCATTATCGAAGGTCATCTCTGACATGCAGACCTATGGCCCTGTGCTGAAGACCGCTGGCATGGAGACCGACGAGGCGGCGGCGTTCCTTGCGGCGTTCACTGCAATGGGCATCGATGTCAGCCGCGTCATGCCAGGGATAAAGAAACGAATTGACGATTTATCCAAACAGGGTCTCCCAGATTTGAAAGGGGCGCTGCTGGATGACATCGAGGCTCTGTCTAATATGGAAGACCAGGCGTAAGGGCGCTCGGCGTATTGTGGCGGCGATAAACACCGGACTCATACCGGCCTATGAGGAACTCACCGAAGACCTTCGAGAGACCGAAGACGAGCTAACCAATTTAACTGACGATACCCTCACGACCAGTGAGCAATTCAGCATTATGAAAAACAGGGTGCTGGCGCTCGTTCGGCCCTTTTCCGAAACTATCGCGATGGTAGGGGCCATCCTCATACCGCTGGGGTTCTTAGCGATAGCCCTTGGCGGCGTCGCCTTGGCGGCGGGTGCTCTCGGCACCACCATCCTGCCCTTACTCGCCGTCATCCTGGCGGTGATAGCGGCGGTCACCATAGGCGTCCTCATTTTCAAGAACTGGGACAAGATAGTGGCGGCGCTGGGTGCCACCTGGGACTTCGTGTGGAACGGTATCAAGAAGGTTTTCGATATTGTCTGGGGCGCTTTGGACTCCAAGATTGGCAAGTTAGTCGCCTTGTTCCTGCCCTTCGGCCCTCTGATTGTAGGCATAAAGCTCCTCGCTGAGAACTGGGACGCTGTATGGAACGGCATCAAGGCTGTTGTTCTAACAGTGTCGCGCCCCATAGTCGGTGTCATAAACGGCATCATCGCTTGCACCCTTCGGATATCTGCCCACCATCCCAGAGATTCCGTCCTTCGCAAAGGGCGGCATCGTCACCAGCCCGACCCTCGCGCAGATTGGCGAGGCTGGCCCAGAGGCCATTGTGCCGCTGCGACCGGGGATGGGGATGGGGACGACTGTCAACATCAACTTTCCCGAAGGCTCGACGGTGTTCCTCGACAACGAGTCATCGGCTAGGGCGCTGGCCGACCGTATCACTCAGGAGATTAGGGGCGTCCTGCGGGCGCAGGGGAGCTTCTAGTGGCGAAATTCACCGCCGAAGTCGTAGTTGACTGGAACGCTGACGGGGACTACTCCGACAGTGACGAAGACCTCACGTCCTACGTCAAGAACCTGTCGTACTCTCACCAGCGGAACCTCGACTCGGAACAGATGAGCGCCGGGGTTGTAACCGTCGTCCTCAACAATGACGACCACAGGTTCTCTAAGCCCAAGGAGACGATTACAGGACTCCAGCCGGGGCGCACGTTGTGGGCGAGGCTCTGGTATCCGTTCGATACGTTCGTCGGTACAGATGGCACCAACCTGTCGGCCCACACTGTCACCCAGGACGCCAACTGGACATGGGTAGCGGCCCTCAATAACTTCCAACTGGATGGCTCTGGCGCGGCAGAGACCTCAAGCACCTCTGCCAAGCATCTCAACTATCTGGAGTTCAGCGACACCGACGTAGAGATAGCGACCCTGTTCCGTCGTGGGACGGATGCCTCAGACCACGGCGGGTTGTTGTTCCGCTACGTCGATGCCAGTAACTACGCCTACGTCCGTGTCACCGGGAGTGCTATTGAGATACGCAAGGTCATCGGCGGTAGCGACTCTCAGGTCGCTACTATCGCTCATACATGGGCCGACAATACGACCAAGCTGCTTCAACTCCGGCTCCACGGGACTGTAGCGGTGGTGCTGGTTGACGGGGTTCAGCAACTATTCAATACCACCACCTCGGTCTACCACCGGGGTGAACAGAGCGTGGCCGATAGCGGCATCAACGCCGGGACTAAACACGGCCTGTATTGTGACGGCACCGCCAACCACACATGGCTCCAGTTCGGCGGCTTCAAGAGCTTGCTGCATGGGTTCATTGAGAGCATTATCCCTCGTCCATCCAAGGGTTCTCAGTATTGTTACATCAAGGCTCACGACGATATCTCGGAGCAACAGAAGACCGAGGTTCACTACACTAACGCGGTCTCGTCTGACTGGCGGCTCGACCAATCACTGTATGGCCTAGTAAACAGCGTGGGCTGGCGTTCTCGCTACCAGATGGACGAGTGTACTATCGGGATGCAGGACGTATATGAGGGCGTCAAAACGGTCGACATGTTCGTGCAGGACGCCATTCAACAGGCGCAAATAGAAGAGGACGGCTTCGTCTACGTGGACGGAGACGGCTATACCCGGTTCGAGAGCCGGAGCCATCGTGGGGCTGCCCCTCACGACGCCTCGTTGGTGACCTACAAGGACACTAAGACGGGGAGCTTCCCCTACTTCTCGGACATGTCGTGGGAAGATGGCGACAGCGGCATAGAGAACCGAAACACCTTTGTTATTAAAAGGGCCACCCAGGTACTCTCCAGCGGCCTAATCTACACTATGGACATAGACGCGACCCTCAACCCAGTCCAGTTTGATGCTGATGAGACGAAGAAATTCGAGTTCGAGGTTGACAGCCAATATGATTTTGCTGGGGCGCTGGATAACCCGGAGGCGGACACCGACTACACCGCCGACACTCTAGCCAACGGTGCTGGCACAGACCTGACGAGCCAGCTAACAGTGTCCCGAAGTCACGCTCGCTCCCTGGGCCGGTTCATTGAATACACGGTGGTCTGGGGTGGGACAGCGGGCTTCCTGACGAAGATGCAAGTCAGGGGGAATGCCTTCACGTTCGGCGAGCCAGTGGCTAATATGCAGGAAGATACGACCTCTGCGACTACCTACCGTGACCGTTTCAAGAAGATTGAGTGTCTATTCATCGACACCCAGGCCACCGCCGAAGCGGTTGGGGCCAATAGACTGGCACGGCGCAAAGACCCTAAGACCCGGCTCACGCTCAAGCTAAAGGGTGCTGACAAGATTACCGCGCACCACATGATGCAGCGAAGACTCAGCGACTTGGTTACATGCGTTTATGCCGACATGGGCATCAACGACACGTTCCATGTCGAGGGTGAGAGTTGGACGGTTGACCAAGCTGGCTTCGTCACTACCCAGACTCTCCAGCTTCGCGAGGCGTAATGGAGACCAAGGACAAGGTCGAGAGGCTACACGACGTGATAGCACTGAGAGTCATGCCGGAGATACGGCAGACTCGACGCATCGCCCAGGTGGCGCTCCTCTGGCAGATTGCCACCACGCTCATTGTGGTCTCCGGCTGGATGGTGGTGCTAGTGTTGTACCTGTGGGGGGTGGCAGATGATTAGGCCGAAGCTGCATTTACCGAACCCGCTGCCGAGGATATGGGCCGCGCTGGTGTTCCTGTTCTGGGGCTTGCCAACGAGACTGGTGTGGCACTGGCCCCGCAGGGGTGTCTCAGCGGCTCTCAGAGGCGTCTTGTGGGTGCTTCTGGTGGTATGGCACGGGATGTGCGCTCAGGGGCGTCTCCTGCGGGCTTCCCCGCTGGCGTTCTATCGGATGCTGGGGCGACGCAGGGACTGGGTCGTGGCGAAGGTGGAGTATGCCCACACTGAGTCGGCAAAATGGCGGGCATGCTGGACATGCATAAAATTACCCTACACTGGGTTGAGGGCGATGGGCCTCAATCCCCAGATGGCTATCGGATTGCTGGCCCTCGGTGGAACGGCGGGCGGTGGCGTCGTGGTCAACGAAACTTTGCTAGCCGAGAGGAGTTTTTCGGGGGGCGATTCGGGGGTCTACGCCGCCCCTGCCGACGTGCCAACGAGCTACAGTGACACTGCGAACACCTTGCTAGTGCAGCTTTCGTCCGTACCAGTGGGCAGCATCACCATAGACTCAATCGACGTCGGAACCGCGTATCCCAATTCAGCACTGCCAAGTGGCGAATCAAACGCCATCGAGATAGGTGGCAGCGCCGCCCTCTCGAACTACCTCGAAATCGGCCACCTGATAATCGACAGGTGGCACTGCACCACGTTCAGGATGGAACATACCGAGGCTCATACTTTAGAAATTACGGGGGTGGTGGCCGACGGCTTGAGCATATCGCCTGTACCGGGGGTCATTCGTAAGAGGGCAGTTGGCGGCGGCAATCGAGCCGAGAACATGAGTGTGGCGAACTCCACGTATGACCAAATCCGCATCACCGCCCCGACAGCCTCAGTTAATGGTCAGGTGGATGTCCTCAGAATTTCAAATCTGGCGACCCGTGGCGGCGGGTGCCTCATCAGCCGGGTCAAGGCGGGAACCATCACCGTCGAGTACCTGACCGTCGGGGCAGGAGATGGGCTGGCGACCAAGGACATGGTAGTGGCAACCAGTACGGCCATGACCATCGCTTCCATATCTGATAACGTGGAAGAGTTGGTGTCGCCATTGCCAGCGCCGTAGTAGCGGAGACAAGAGCATGAACCTCGACAGATTCCTCGGCAAAATTCGGCCCCAGATATTCCTCGCACTGCTGGGCCTGATTGTCATCTCCATCCTCGCGCTCCGAGAGGGCCAGACGGAGATTGGGGTCGGGTGTATCGCAGGGATTATTGCCTTGAGCAAGGATGTTCTCCAGTCCGATGCCTGATAAGAAGCGGCCACCCATCGGGCGCAGCAGACTAACGCGGGCGGCTCAGTGGGCGACGATAGGAGTGTGTCTGGGCGTCTGGCTGACGCTAATCTATATAGTGGTGGTAGGACAATGTGGGGACTGACAAAGCTCTTCCAGAAGAGGTCAGACAACGGGACAACGACATCTTACTGCGTGAGGTGTCGAGAGCGCAGACAGGTCACCAAGGTTAAATATGTCACGCAAGCCACTTCCAAGGGTTTCTCGACTCGACTCGTGGGAGTCTGCCAAACCTGTGAGGGCGCGACCTCGACCTTCGTTACACCCGTCTGAGCGGGCTGGGTACGCTGTCGACATGCCCGTCGAGACGGTCGGCGAGTGCTTCCAGTCCAGCCACTGCCACCAGTATCGCGTCGACCTCGCAGACGGCCTCTGCTGCTACCACTGGGATATGACCGCCCCATAAGCTGTATAATGGCCTCGTCTCCCTTCTCTTGGGGCCGGTCGGTGGTAATAGCCTCTCACCAACCGGCCCCGTTTCGTTGCCCCCTGGGGTGATTCCCCACCCTGACCACTAAGTGGCTGTCATACGTCAATCTGTTAACAGACACGCCTTAGACGGCCTCTAGCCCCCCGGATAGTCCTACCGCTCACCCTCGCCCGTTCCGTCCGTCTGCTGAAGCTGTCTCCGAAACTCCCCCGAAACTCCCCCCAAATTCTCCGAATAACCCCCGAAGGCAATTCCACTCGGATTCCTTGAGATTGGCGAAATACCCCCTATAAGGGGTTGACACAGGTAACGGGGTTTAGTATAATCCATATGTAAGGCAAACGACCACCCAGGAGGTAGCGAAAGACAAAACCACAGGAACCGGGGCAACCAAACAAAGCCCACCAAACCACCCACACCTCAAGATGGCCGGTGAAGCGAGAGCAAGAGTAACCGGGATGCGGGGAACCAGGAACGGGGAGCCTGGAGGTCACCGGAAACTTATCCGGTCTGACGAGGCGGGTCAGTAACCCGCCGAAACCTAAGCACTCAGGAGGTGCAACGATGACATCCCCACTCATGGCGACCTACTTGGTCGCTAACGCGGCCTGGGTCGTCACCTTCGGCGACCAAGTCCTCCGGCTGGAGGACAAGTCGGGGCCGATGGGTCGGTTCTTCGCCGACCTCGCCGACCTCGACTACTGCTTGGGCCTCTGCGGCCTCAAGCGGGGTCGGGGCAATCGCATCGCCCTGGCTTCCTAGCCGAAACGCCCTCACGGGCGTCTGGTCGGACTGACCGCCGACCACTGATGTGGCAGGTCGAACCTACTAAGGAGACGAGAGATGAATCAACTGATTACCGAGTGCGGCTGCGCCGATGCATCCGAGTTGCACAACCTGGAGTTCTCACTGGCCGAGTGCAGGATGATGTTCGTCGAGCATTTCGGCGAGGTC